CGGCCGGTGTTCTTTAAAATATCCACCATACGCAGGTAGTCCGTGGCTTCGTCGCGTGAATGAAACAGAATAGGGATGGCAGCAAACACGCGCCAGTCTTTCCAATTCATCGGGTCGCCACCGGGGCGCAGTCCTTCGGGGTTGCGCCACTGCAGACGTACAGCGTACCGGACGTGTCGCCGGTTAAAAACCGCACTCCGTAACCTATGAGTTGCGGCGGCTTTTTCGTGGGCGGCCGTCATGGCAGCAACACCCATGCAAACCACCACAGGACGGCGATAGGCACCGCTCCGACGGTGTAGGCGCAAAGTTCGCGTTTTGTCATTCCTAAGATCATGATTGCACCACCTCGCAGCCTTCCAAGTCTTTGCGGCATTGTTCTTCCGCCGCGGTACGGCTGTCAAACTTGCGCGCGTTGTCTTTATTCAGCGTCCAAAACCCCATTACGGTCAGGTACAGCGTACGCCCTTCTATGTCAGGATTGCGCGTGGCGACGCGCGTTACTAAAAATTCTTTCATGATGCACTCTCCAGCGGTTCAATGTACAACATTCGCCAAGGTTACCACGCTAATGCATGGCGTCAACAATTAAAAACTGTTGTACGTCATTTTGGATAACTGCCAGCCGTTCCAACGTTAGCCACTCGTCGTCGGTCGGGTGGTTGAGGAACGCCTGCCGTGCGGGCTTGCCGAGCGTTTCGATGATAACCAGGTTTGGCATTTCCCGGGGCCGGGTGTTGTCGGCAACATGGCCGCAGGCGGTGACGGCCAACTGCGACAGGCGCAGCGTCCGCGCCATGTCGTCCAATTCAGGTTGGAAGTACGACGGCATCAAGGGGCTAGAACGTATCACCGTCATAGGCCAGTATTTCATGGTTTGATTTCCAGCCCTAATTCATTGGCAATCGTCCATACTCTTTGCATCAATTCTTCGACCGACATTCTAGGGGCGCCGGGTTGCGGCATGCCCAGGTCCTGAAATTCGAGTGCCGTCCCGTCTGTGAATTTGCACTCCCCGCGCGGCACGATTTGCCCCCGTGGCGTGTTCACGAGAATTTGCAACGCCTCGTGGGGCGAATGTACAAGTACGCTGGTGTACTGCACCATGTACGCCATATCCCGTTGCATCTTCGCCACCGTGTCTTCTAACGGTGCGGAGGGGGCGTCGATCTCCCACGGCCATTTAGGGCGGTACTCCGTCACATTTCCCACGGGTACACCCTTCTTATTTGGTCGGTTCCGAGGGGGTATGCCACGGGAAATTCACCGTCTCGCCACTCGACAAAGAAGACGCCACCGGCTCGCTCCAGGGAAACGACGGTGCCGCGTTCTCCGTCAACCACGGAAACGACGGTTTCGCCAACCCCGTATGCGTCGCTCCTAGACTGCATCTTATCCCGTCCTTTGCCGTTTTACCGCAGGCGCAAATCCCGTTCCACTCGTCTATTGCCACGGAAACAAGCCCCTGTCAGGCGGCCTGAAATCAGACCACGGAAGCGCTACGGGTTGCTGTACAACATTTGCCGGCGAGTGTACAGCCAAAAATGGGCTGCCGTGTAGCGCGCGGATATAGCCCGAGTTCTGCAACGCCGTTAGTGCGTCCTTCTCAAACATTTTAGCGGCGGCTTCCTTATTGACGACGTACTGCGGGCGTTCGCCCTTGATGCTACCGCCTATCTCGGCCGCCACGCTATCGAACGACACCATGTTGCCGGCCCGCAGGGCGTCCATGCCGATGGCTGTCACCCCGGGCAGCATCGCGGCCAGCTTCATAACGGCGGTTTGCTCGCGTTGTTGAGGCGTGGCCACTGTTGTACGTTTGAATACGTTTACGGTGGTGTCGCGCCCCTTCGTGTCTTTGCCATAGTTCTCCGACACGACGCGGCCAACGTAACTTTTGGCTTTTGGGGCGCCGCGCGCCTTGCCGCAGTCGATGGATATTTCGTCTCCCCGGCCGGCGGTGACGCGGTACATAAACCCGGCATTGCCCGATTTGGCGCCGTTGCCTTTCTGCCATGCGTCCTCGTTTCCGAGTGGCAAGTGGTCGGTAACGACGGTGGCGGCCTGCGTACGCCGGGCGATGTTTTTAAGCACAAACATGGCTTTTAGAACGGCTTCGGTATCGTTGTCGGCAAAGCAGAGCCCCGACGCGCCCCACGTGTCCAACACTATCATGTCCACGCGCATGCCCATGGCGGCCATTGCCTGGACTTGCGCGATACACTGTTGTTCCAGGCTGGCACCGTCGCACCCGCGTATCAGGTGGAAGCGAGCGGCCAGTTCCCGGGCGTTAGGTTCTTGCTTGACCAGATGGCGCATGCGCCGTTCGGTGCCGTAGTCGTCTTCAGCGGCAATCCAAAGCACGTGCCCGCTGGCGCGCTCTATGTCAGCGTCAAGCCAAGAGCGCCCCGTGAGATAGGCCAGGACAGCGTCACTAACCACCGTTGACTTGCCGGCGCCGCTGTGCCCCGTGAAAAAGTGAACTTCGCCGCATAGCAGACGCTGATACAGAAGCCACGGCAGTTCGTCGGTGGTGTCCTCTAGTGAGAGTTCAAAGCCGGTGTGCGGTACGAGCGTCGGCGCTTGCTGGGCATCGGCCAAGCCCTGCACGAGCGTACGGCGGGACATGACCGCTTGCATTATCAGGTTGCCGCGCAACACGGGCAGCTGTTCTTGCCGATTGATTTCCTCGCCCAGCTTTCGGCCGCCGATACCTTCGTCCAGGTGGTGCCCGGCTTGAATTATGGCGTCTTCGATTTCCTGCCGCGTACACATGCCGTGCTGCATGGCAAATTTCAGCACGCCCACCAGCGCGAAGATTGTAGAACCGCGCCCCTCCGTACGCCCCATTAAGTCATGCTTCAGCATGCCGAGATAGCGAACGGCAGCATCGCGGCCGGCTTGCCACTCGTCAAGGTTCTGCGGTGTGGCGTACTTCAGTTCATCTTCGCTGGCTGTCTCGTGCTCGGCCGTGAAGCGAAGCGACGTTCCGGCTCGCGTGGGCACGTCGGATAGGATTTGCTGAAGCTGGGGCGTCGTCAGCCGCGGCCATTCAACGTCCCAATTTTCCCATTGGTAAGGCTCGCCCGTGTCCTTGTGGTTGCCGAATGCGACGAACTGCCCACCCATAAGCTGCAGCTTTTCGCCATCGGGGAACGTGAACGTACGGCCCTGTACGGGCGCGTCCTTGAGAAAGAACGGAATAAGGAAACGGGGTTTACGGCCCCACCGTACAGGGATATTGGAGCCGAGCACTTCACGGAACGCCTGCAACAATCTGGCCGACGTTATCGGGTCGGACGTGTCGCAATCGAATGCGGTCAACCCGCCGTCGCCGCAACGCAGCCCCACACCGCCCGCGCCTGGGTGTGGAATGGGGTGGCTCCAGACGTTCCAGCCCTCACCGATAGGCGCCTTGGAATTGCGCGCGATAGCCAGCGGGAACAGCCCGCGTGCAACGGCTTGCGTCCAGAAATCCTGTATGTTATTGGGAAAAGGCAATTCGCATTCCAAGTGCGGGTTGCTGGTGAGCCTCCGAATGGAGCCCAGCCCCCGGCGTTCACAGCGTCGGGGGCTTCGTTTTTAGGTGCTCTGCCATGGGAATGTCAAGGGCGGCGCGAACATACCCGCTTCGGACGTGCCGGGATTTTCCGCCGCTGCGACCGCTCGGGCTTCCATGGCCGCCGGCAACTCGTACACTGCAAGCCGGGCCTTAAGGACTTGCACTTCTGCGAATAGCTCCCGGTTTTTCTCGTAGAGCCCGGCCAGTTCTTCGCGCATAACGTCGTTGGACATGCGTACGTCGTCCTGCACGTTCCCTTTACGGCCCCGGTGTTCTTCGCAGTTCTTCAGGCCAAAGTTGTTGCTGTCGGCTTCTCCCGCTGCAATCTTCGGCGTTACGTGAATGGAGAACGGCTTGCCGCAGGTTTGGCACGTGCGCGTAAATTCGGTCAAGTTCCGATATTTTTTCATCCTGCCGTTGTGCGTCTTCAAATCAAAGTCGCCAGTTCGGCCCCGCGTCCACAGCGTACGGTCGTTCATTATGGTTTCCCTTCGCATTTCGGACAGCGCGCGGTACGTTTCATTTGGTTGATACGCCAGCCCTTGGCTTTCGCTTGCTTTGCACACTGGCCAAACGTGCTGCCAGTGAATTGGTGCGGAAATTCGGCGTACCCGTGTATGCCGTCCTGCGTCGTGCTGTCGCCCGGGCCGGCTTTGAGTTGGTCGCAATACAGGTCGAGCAAGTAGCAACCGGCGTACTGTAGGGGCATTAAATAGTTCCCGTCGCAATTCGAAACATGATGTACGCGAAGAACAGTCCGCCGGCAACCAACACCAGGCCAACCGCGGCACGTGCCGTGCGCTCGCCAAAGACATACGCGATAGCGGCCACCAGGGCGAGGGCGCCTAATCCGTGGTGCATGACAACCTCACAAACTGTTCATGCTCGCGTTCGGCGGCTCTAACCTTGGCGTTCCTAGCGAGCGCATTTTGCCGACGGCTTATCTCACGTTTCCAGCCACACGAGCACATAACCATTACGTGCGTGGGGCTTCTGCGTTCGGTCATGATATGCAGTTGCCGGGGCTTCACGACAGCCCCTCCGCCTTGTCCAGCAAGTCCACGATTGCATCTAGCGGTGTAGGCCCGCTGCCGACGGTGCAATCAAGATCGAAGCCGCCGAACGTGGCGTGCCACGCCTCGCGACCGAAGGTCCAGAACGCGGCGAGTTCGTCGTACACGACTTCGATTTCCGGGCGCGAGTTCATGTCCATGGCATCCACCTTACGTCCCCGCGCTCAAAAGCGCGCTTGGCATCTTCAGCCGTTTTGAAAACGCGGACACTAACTCGCGTCTTGCCCGGGAGGGTGGCGAACTGTTCCAGGTAATATCCGCCGTCGTCAGACGAGTAAACCAGGTCCGTGCCCGTGGTGGCGCCGCGCTTCAGGGGTTCGAAATCCATGTCAGCACCATACCAGTTCGCGGTCGGAAGCGATCTCGCGAACTCTGTTAGGCAGCCATTCCGGGTCTTGCCCCGAGTGTAACGCGCACTTGCGGCAATAATCCGCGTGGTCGTTGTACAGGCGAAGTATGCGGGCGCTAAGCCCCCAGCCGTCGGCGTATTTGAACATGCCGGTGTCAGACGCGGTCATGTTAGCGGCTCCCCTTGTTCGCGTGGTGAATGGCAGTGGCCAGCAAATCGGACATTTCCGAAGAAAGCAGGCACGCGCTGAAGGGGTGCTTGCGGCTGTACGCGCGGGCCTTCTGCGCATTCTTCAGTGTGGGGTCGGCTCGGTAGGTTTCCAGAAGCTTCAGCATGTTTCGCTCTCCAGCGGTTCGTGTTGACGTACGCATTTGTACAACGTCCTTAGGGACTGTCTAGTAACGAAATGTTACAGTCCCTACGCGTCAACCGGCTCGACTTCGATTTCCTGCCCACTCCCGAAGGGTCCAAAGACGCGGCGCCCTATTATGCGGGCCGTGGGTGCAGTGGGCGCTCTAACCACGCCCAAGTAACTGCGGTGCCCGGCGAAATTAATCCAATATACTTTGTAGGTGGTCATTGTTTTGCTCTCCAGCGGTTGGTTGTACGTGTGTGGCTTACGCGTCAATCCATATGTTGGCGAGGTATTCGCCGCGGCGGTTGAGCGGAGCGTAGCGGCATCCGGTGTGCAACTTCCACGCTTCGTTCTTGGCCCAGAACTTCGCTTCCTCCAGGGTTTCGAAGCGCTCGGAAGGGACGCGCTCACCGCCGACGGGCTTGTACACGCCGCGGAAGCCGCCACCCAATTCGTCCTTGATCGGGTAGGCTGCGATGGTGGCGACGTGGACGACTGCGTTTGACATTGGTGCGCTCTCCAGCGGTTCGTTGTTCGACAAAGCCACCCTAAAAACATCCTTAGGGATGGTCAAATCACGAAATGTTACAACTCCCTAGGGATTAAGTTGCTCCGTCCTTAGGGAGCGTCCTAATTGGGATTGGTACTTAGGGAGTGTCCTTAAGGGTGCCGTCCATTAACCCTACGGGTCTTGGGATGCTCCCTACAGAGCATTCCCTAAGGAAGGGGGTCCGAATGGACTATCCCCATGCGCTACGCTAGGGATTGTCCGAATGGACCAAACGTGGTAACGGAGGGGAATGGAACACGCCCTGCCAGCGGTACGGATTTCGCAGATCGCGCTTGAGACGGCTTTCAAGGCCGTTGACAGCATACGGCCGCTTGTACGGCTGGAAAGCGAGACGCTGACGACGGCTTGCGAGCGCGTCGGATTGCCAGCGGAGTTGGCGCGGCTGTGTGGCGGCCTGTTAGCATCGGTGGTTGACGATCTCGTAGCCATCGGCAAACTACGTCGCGCGGACTTCGAACGCACCAAGCGCAAACAACGCGTGCTGCAGGCGGCTACCGAGCCCGCACGTTCGGCGTTACGCTTGGCCGTGGCTGCGTCGCCTATCAACGGCCAAGCGGCTGTGGCGCATTGGGACGCGATTTGCGAGCCCCACGAAACCGGCAAGCTGGCGTGGCTGTTGAACATGGACACCGAACTTGCGTACATGTACGGCCGGCGCCACGAACGCCGGATGGCGCGAGTGTAACATTTCGTGATTTGATTATCCCTAAGGACGCGCGTACAACAGAACCATCGAAACGACGAACCGCTGGAGAGCGCAACATGGCCCACCCCGTTTCAGGCATCGCAGGCCGCACCGAAATTTTCGTCCAGGCGCTCACCGAAGCGCGCGGCCCGCTGCAGCACGACGCACACTGCAAAGCTTGGCGCCTGCATCTGGCCGTCGTTGACGCTGGCCTGCGGGCAGCTGCGGTTGCGGAGTGCGCCCGCGAAATCATCGGCCGCTTGACGGCGGCTTGAAAACCACGTACAACACGAACACAACAACCAACCGCTGGAGAGCGCAACATGGCCCGCAAGTCTCAAATCAAAGTTGGTCACCACGTTATCGTGGACGACAGCTTGAATTTCTACCACAAGCGCGAAGTGCTGGTGACCGAAGTTCACGACGGCTTCGTGACCGTTGCCTGCGGTAACGTGACGTTCTCCCTAAGGAACATTCATTGCAAATATGCGGAGTACCAGGACTAGGGGCTTGACAGCCCCCGAACTGCCACGTACAACACGAACACAACCAACCGCTGGAGAGCGCAATGCAACAGTTAACCCCCAATCAAGTTACCATCCTGCAAGCCGCAGCCCTTTTCAACGAAGGTGACCTGGTGGACGCGTACGGCCGCCTGAAGGCCGAAGCTGCCGCCATCGAAGCCAAGCTGGAAGCCATCAAGGCCGCGCTGCAGGCCACCGGCAAGGCCGAGTTTCGCGACGGGGCGTTGTTCGACGCTACTATGTCCATTTCCGAAGGCCGCGAAACCGTGTCGGTCAAGGAACTGCGGAGCGGGCTCGGCGCCGCTGCGGAACCGTTCATTAAGCGCGGCAAGGACGTGTACACGCTGCGCTGTACGGCGAAGGTGGCGTGATGGCCAACCCGAGCAAACAACGCCCTTACGTGGTCGAAGCGGAATACACGCCCGGCAAGTGGTACGCCGTCGAAGCCTTCCGCGCACGCGACGAAGCGGAAGCCATGCTGCCGGTCTACCGAAAGCGCGTGCCGCAGGTATCGGTACGAATGCGCGACGTACGCGAGGGCGCAGAACAATGAAGAACCTTGACGCCATGTCTGTTGCGGCAGTTCTGGCCGCCGCGCGCCCGGACCGCAAGCAATCCGCGGAGTTCGTGCTTTGGCATCAACTCGTGACGGCTCTCGGTAACTTGCTGGCGCGCGACAATCCTAAGTTCGACCGCACCCGCTTTTACCAGGCGACGGAGAACTAGCCATGAAATGCTACCCGCTCCAATTCGGCAAGCGCGTGAACGTTGCGTACTCCGTTCCCGTCTCTGAAGCCGTGTGCAACGTCGTCAGCGAACCCGTACATGCGGACGGCACTCTAGAACGCCTGCAAGAGCGCGTGGACAACTTGACGGAGTTGGTAGCCCGGCTCACCGATGCCTTGCAGCACCAGCTTGGGCCGTCCAAAGTTGCGGACGTGCTCGGCGGCCATTTCGATGTGGAGAAAGATTGAAATGTGCATTATCTGCAACGTATCAATCGGAGACGACGCGAGCGCAATCCAGCGCAACGTCGAAGCCGCTTCGAAATTCCGTATGCGTCGCACCATGTTTTTGTGTACGGCATCGTACCGCTTCCGGGGCGCCCACGCTCGGACCGCCGCCGAGCGCCAGGCGCCAACAATTAGTGGAATGTCGGTGCCCGGCGTTTGGTGGGAGATCAGCCATAGGGGTTGGCCGTACGCAACCGACGAAGACAAAATTCCTAAGGGAGTTCGAACGGGCCGCTTGAGGGCCGCTCTTGAGCGGGAGGAAGCCGCCCGCGCCGCCGCGTCTGAATGCCAGCGCGAGGTCGAGTGATGAAAATGCTTTTTGTCGTTGGGTACGTTTTGGCCGTTGTCAGTTGGTGCACGCGAAACACCCGGCACCGCGGCTTTCGGGTTGACGTGACCAGGGGCGACGAAGCAATTGACTATGCTATGGCAGCTTTAATCGTCCTGTCCCCATTCATTTGGGGCAGTTTTCTTTGGTGGGGGTTGGCGCGATGACTGATGAAGCAACCCGGCTGGCGAAACAACAGGCGCTCGCCGCCCTCGCCCCGCCAGCCCAAGAGCGTGCGGTCGCCGATGCAGCAATCCACGGCATCGGCTTTACGAAGGACGGGCAGCACGTCCCGCTTTCCGACATGTACGGGGAGGGCGCTAATTTTTTCATGACGGCAGCCCAAATCGGAGCGGAGAAGACCGCACACAGCGGCACTTACCTTGGTTACAAAATTGGCGGGCGCGAAATGCACTGTGCAAACGCTTTTTGCCCGCACCAACACAAGTGTCGCCGTGGCTGCACTAACCGCGTTGCCCGTGAGGTAAACAAATGAAGACTATTCTATACGGTTTTACTTTTCGCCGGCCCGACGGCAGCCTTGACTACCGCATTGTTGAAAGCGTCGAAGCTGCACAAGTGAACGCGGCCTTTGCTTGTAAAAGACCCCATACCTTCGGTTTGCTTCCTGGGGATTGGAACCGTGCCTATAAACAGGGTTTCCGGGTTGTCCGCGCAAGGTTGGTGGAAGGTCGTGGCGCTGGCGCGTGGAAAAACTACCAACCGAACGAACCGGAGGACGAGACGTGAGTGACGAACGAAGGCCGGGACCAGTATGGGGCGGCTGGTGGTTTTGGGAGCCCCCGCCCGGCAAATCAAAAGAACAGTCGCGCCCTGCTAAGTTAACGAGGTAAACAAATGAAAATCATTCCACATGACGACCAACGCAGCCGCGCCGCGCGCATTGACAGACTGCGCCGCCGGCTAAGCGGTTCGGCGTACGCTATTTCGGGCACCGCGTTTTGCGGCATCTTGCGCGAAGTGGTTGACCTGCTAGACGAACACGACGAGTACCACCGTACGCGTGTGCCAACCCGGGAGCCGAAGTAATGGACGTACAGGAATTTTCAGCATTGAAAGCGGGCGACAAAGTGTACAACGGCTTGACCGGAAGTCACGGCACCGTCACCGAAACCGACAAGACCGGCGTACGGGTGCGCTGGGGCGACGGCACTCCGGGTCGCACCGTGGATTTTCATTTCAGCATCCAGGGCACCGCATGGTTTCACTGGACGAAGGAAGACGAGTGACCTCGCGCGGCAATCCCGGCTGGCAAATCTGGCAAGGTAACGACGGCCGCCGGCACGTGGTTCCTAAGGACGACATGCGACCGCATCGGCATTCCATTGATTGTTGGTGCCGTCCTACGCCCGATTGCGAAGACGCGGCTATTTTGATCCACAACGCCATGGACGGCCGGGAAGCCGCCGAAAGGGCCGTCAAGCACTAAAATCGGCCCCCGGTGACAGCCCACGCCGCGCCGTGCTATGTTCGCCCCAAATCGGTACGGTGGAAGGGCGACACATGGCAGACGACAGCGCTTCTTTTGGCGGAGACACCCCGGATTTCGGCTCGGGGCTGACTTTCGGCGGTGGCCCGAGCGTGGGCGCCCCGACTTCGCTGGCGCCGCCTTCCGCGGCCATGGCCAACGCCCAGGCGCCCGACAGCGGCCCGTCATTCGGTCAGAAGCTGGGCCGCCTACTCGGCGCCCCGGACTACCATGCACCCGACCCCGAAATGACGGCGTTGGATCAGTCCGCCGACATGCTGCAACAGCGTATCAAACGCGCCAACGAAGTGGCGACCAACCCGCTTCTGCAGTTCTTCAACCCCGAAGGCGTCCAAGCCGCGCGCAACTTCGCGCCGCAGGCCGCCGAAAAGTTGCAGCAAATCCGGCAGCAACAGGCGACCATTGCGGCAGGTAAACAGCAAGCCGCCACACTCGGGCTTGAGCCCGGTGCGCTGCCCGACGAAGCCAGCACCGCCGACCGCGTCGAAGTGGCCAAGGCGCGAGCGCTCAAGGGCGACATGCGCGCGTTTCAGGGTTTGCAGGCGGTGGACCCGAAATCGGCCGAAGCCATCCAAGACCAGGTACACGAAGTTGTGGCGGGCCATCTGACCAAAGCGCAGTACGCGTACGACAGTCTAGCCGGCATGCAAAATCAGGGGCAGTACGTCGCCAAGCTGGATCAGTTGCGCAAGGAAGGCGCGCTGTCCGACCTGGAAGCGCTCGGCATGAAAGTGCCCGGCAGTTTCAACGATTTTCAGAACAGCAAGGCGCTGGAAGGCAAGGCGTTGCGTGACGCCCGCGTGGGTATTGACGCCATCCGTACCAAGCTGGAGGAACGCAACACCTACCAGCCGATGGAAGAAAAGGAAGCCAAGACGTATAACGGCCGCATGACGACCATTTACGGCGACCAAATCACCAACGGGACGTGGTCGCGTAACGCGGCATCTGGCGCCCGCGGGCTCGTGGTCAACGGCGCTGGGGACCCTAGGGACTTGGGCAAAAACTTTGCGCTGGCTTCGCCGGAACAGCGCAAAGAGATCAGCGAAGCTGCCAAGACCGCCGTTCCCAAAGAAGACTTGGAGAAGTACCGGGCTTTCAACCGCACGTACGAACTCGCCACTAAGGGCGCCAAGGGCAACGACGTAGCGGCCGGCAAGATCAACACCAATCCGAACGTGCAACAGGGCATCGCGGAAGGGCTGGCGTCAATGTTGCGCGGCGGCTCCGGTGGCGCCAATGTCGGGCTGTTGAAAATCGAACTGGCCAAACGGGGCTGGGCGCAAGGCGCCATCGACGGGCTGATTTCGAATTACAACGGAGCGCTGAATACGTTATTTGCGAACGCCGATAAACCCTACTTGTCGGCCAAGACGCAACAGCAAATCCGTGACGTGATGGACGTTTTAAAAACGTACAACGATAAAGCCGTGGGCGAGCGTATCGGCAATCTGGCCGAGCGTGCCGGTGCGCTCGGGCTTGACCGTACCGTGTTCGGGCTGGAGAAAGGCGAAACCAAGGGCGCGATTGACGACGCCATAGAGCGCGGCCGGCTCGGGCAGATTGCGCGCATGCTGCCTAATCACCAAGCCATCGGCAGCGGGGACGGCGTATTTCAGCTTGGCGCGCAACGTCCTGGTGCTGGCGCCGTGCCGCTGCCTCCGGGCGCGGACCCGAGCACGCAAACGCCGGGCGGTGACCGCGTTGCTACGCCTGTGCAACAGCAAGCGCAGCCCACGGGCACGCCAACGCCGGGGACAGGCCCGAGCGGCCCGCAGGTTCCGGGTGCTTCGCCACCGACGGCGGCTCCGCCGGCACAGCCCACGGGCGCACCGGCTCCGGTTGCGCCTGGAGCGCCCGCAAGCGGAGCACAGCCCGCGCCTGTCACTATCGCAGGCCAGCAAGTCAGCGTGCCGACGCCCCCGGGTGCGTCGCCTGCTTTTGTTACTGCGACACAGCGGATTGAGAGCGGCCGGGAAAAAGACCCGTGGACGGCAACCACCGGCCGCGGCCCCGATGGCAAGCCCATGTCTTCGGCATCGGGCGCGTTCATGCTGACCGACGGGACCTGGAACGAAAACAAGCCGGCTGGGGCGCCCGCGCATGCGAAAGACGCTACGCCCGCACAACAGGCCGAAGCATTCGCCACGCTGACGGCAAAGAACGCTTCAGCGCTGCAGAAAGCCGGGATGCCGGTTAACGATACGTCGTTGTACGTCGCCCACAACATCGGGGCTACGGGAGCGCAAAAGCTGTTGAGCGCAGACCCGAATGCGGACGCGCGCTCGGTAGTTGGCGAAGCGGCGGCGCGCAACAACCCGCTGTTCTTCCGCGGACGCCCGACGGTGGCCAAGGTGCTGGAGCGCTACGATACCGAAATGACGAAGGGCTTGCAGCCCACGCCTGAAGGCGTGAAGCCGTTGCCGGGCGGTGACGGTGACAAGCCCGGGTTCATGAGCCGCGTGCGCAACACCTTGGATAAGTATTTCATGCAAGGCGTGAGCGGTACGCAGGAAGACAAACACGCGGCATCGCAGGCGATAATTGACGCGGGCGTAGAGCACGCGCCTGCCATCGGGTCCACGCTTGGCGCCGTCGGTGGCACGGTAGCGGGTGGCCCGGTCGGCGGTATCGCGGGTGGCGCGGCGGGCGGTGCCGGCGGTCAGGCGCTGAAAGACTATATCCAAGGCAACGGGCAAAGCGCTACGCGGATTGCGAAGGAAGGCGCGCTAGGCGCCGTTCTTGGTGTCGCGTCCGAAGCGCGGCCGGTTGCTGCCGCTGCGGCGCGTGTTGTCGGCGGTGGCACCGTGAGCGGGGGCAGCGCGGCGCTGGAAGGCAAAGACGGCGCCGACGTGGTTGACGAGGGTTTGAAAGGCGGGGCGCTGGCAGCTGGTGGCGAGGCGTTCGGCCGCGCGCTCGGCATGATCGGCCACAAAGTCTTCAGCATGTTTTCATCGGGGGCCAAGACAGCCGTACGCGACGCTGCCAAGGCGTACTCGGAAGCGCAAGAGGTACTGTCGAGCGAAGCGCCGAAGATACCGGGCGCGAACGGCGCCGCGGCTACCGTAAACCCGAAGTACGAAGCGGCAGAAGCGGCCAAGACCAAAGCGGAACAGACGCTGAAGGATGCCGGCTTGAACCCGGAGGAAGCGGCGTACGCCCACAAAGTCAGCACCACGGACGACGGCAACATACCGCACAAACGCCAAGAGGCAGAAGTGGGCCGCCCGGGTGCTATTGAACAACAGCGCATTGGCGCCGGCTACCAGCAACTAGAGAACGAAGTGGCCGACAAGGGCCGCGGCGCTGTGAAACCTACGCCCAAACTGGCAGATGGCCCGATTGCGACGGCCGAAAATGCCAAAATGTCCGACACTCTGAAGGGCGCAGCCGAGCGTACGGAAATGGCTATTACCGCGCCGGCCGCAAACTGGCAAGAAAAGTGGGTTCAACTGCAGCAAGCGCGTTCGGCGTTGTTGACACTGGAGCGTGACGCGCTCACGAGCACCAGCGCAGGGCGTACCCAGCTTGCCGCAGACTACCGTACGCTGGCCGACAGCGTACGCGCGCAACAGGAAAAAGCCGCGAAGTACGTTTTTGGCGAAAAAGATGGCGAAGCGTTTATGCAGCGGCTTAAAGTGCTTGACGTACGTTACCGCAATTTGATGGAAGCGACGAACGGTGGCGATTTGATGAAAGCCGCGAAGCTGACGGGCGAAGCTGGGCGCGATGCCGAACGTAAGTTTGTCGCATTCGCGCATGACGACCCGCAGGCAGTGGCCGCCTACCGTGCTATTCGCGGTGTTAAAGGCGACGTGGCCGAAGCGACCGTTCCGTGGACCGTTGCTGCCGAAGGCATCCCGGGCGTCGGCAAGGTGGTGAAGGTTGCGAAAATGGCAACGCTTCTGAAAGAGTGGGCACGCGAGCGCGCCGCCGGTAGCCCCGTGAAGTTCTCGGACTTGGTGAACCAAAACGCGGGCGACGCGGAAGTGGGACGCAGCATGCGCGATGTTTTGGGAACCGCGGGGGCACGTGGCGCGGCCATGTGATAAAATAAGTGTCCGTATTTCCGTGGACCTTTGCACAACCGAAACCGCTTACAGGGCGTGAACTATTGCTGCAGCGGCTCCGCGACGGCATTCCGCCGAAGTTGGCAGCCGCTGCAGCCGGTATTGATTGGCAGAGCGTCAAAGACGAAGCCGAAGTGGCGCAAGCAGCGGCCGAAGGCGAGATTTTGCTATTCGAACGCGCTCGGGATGGTGGCGTGTCGGGCGCCGTACGTGCGGCTATGCGCTATGAAACGGAGACGTGGACCCCCAAGGCGGAAGCCAATTTAGGTCAGAGCGTCGAAGATTTGCTGCGGGACTAACGCACGCCGCGGAAGACCGGGCCGCCGTACGCCGTAAAAAGTTCGGCAACCCGGTTTCGCGCTCGCCTGGGTACAACCCGCTCGCGTCCTTCTGCAGTTCGGGTTTTTGCTCCCATGGAAACATCATTTCAGCACCCACACCGCGCATTTCCCAAGCCAAACACCAAACGACACACTCAAAAGGACTAGTGCTACGAGCAACACCGCTAACAGTAGCATGTAAAACCCCCTGACGTAATTGTACGTCGCTGTACAACAAAACGGGCAGCGTGGCAAGCCACTAGATTTAGCGGGTAGGGCGTCATACACCCCACTTGATGTATGACATTCAACCATGGTAATGCTTTGCCCACTGATTTGGGTTAACCGCCACACAGGGAGAATTTCCAGTGGTCAACATCGTAAATGCAGGCCAGCTTGGCGGCGGTTTCCGCCATTATTCCGGCCTTCTGCCCGCAACTCCGCTTTACGGCGGCCCCCAGGCGCAAGCCAGCGTCCGCATTTTCCACATTGCGGCCACCAACGCGGCGGCGATCTTCCGCGGCGACATAGCGACTTTCGCGGATAGCACCCATGGCGTGCAGGGTGGCGGCGACCTTCCGGCGAACATTTCGGCGCCCTCCGCTTCGGTAGTCATCGGCAACGGTGGCGGCTCCGGGCTCGGCAACGCGTCAATGGCGCCGAACATGGCCCGCTGGGTTCCGGGCGACACCACTTCGCTTATCGCGGGCGTCGTGGTTGGTTTCGGCCCCATTACGTTGTACATGGCTAAGAATGGTTTTCAATACGTGCCCGCCAATACCGAAGCGTGGGCATTCGTGGAAACCGACCCCACCCTGGAAATGACGGCAACCGTTCCGACGGTCCCGGGCACCGCGTTCAATCTGCTACTCGCGGGCGGCTGCGACGTGAAAGCGAACGCCGGGCAGCAATCGACGCGGTTTGGTATCTCGGGCGTGTCCATCGACCCGGCCAGCTTCGCCAACACCTCCACCCTGCCGTTGCGCGTGCTCGGCTCGGGCGAGCAAATCGGGAACGACCCGACGGCGGCTGGTTTCGTTGCCCGCGTCACGTTCAACCCCACACGGCACTTTGCCGGCGGCGGTGGCTTCGTCGCTGACTAACGGTTAGCGGGCTTCGGCCCGCTTCCTTCGTCGTACAACTCGAACCTAGGGATACTAAACCCATGAAGCGTCTTTTCCGTCTGCTTTTCGCTCTAGCGCTGGCTACGGTGGTGCCCGAAGCGGCGCTGGCGCAAGTCGTCACCGTGCTACCCGTGGCCGTCAGCCCGGCCAACACCGTCAAAGACCTTGGCAACGGCCCGCTTGAGTTGCGCGTCATCCAAGGAAACTTGGCGCTGTTCACTTCGTCCGCAACTGGTGTCGGGTCCACGTCGGGTTCGTCCACCACCCTGACGCTGACGGCTTCGGCCGCCGCGAACCCGCCGTGCGTCGGTTGCATTATCTCGGGCGCCGGCATCACTTCGGGCACCACCGTGGCCGCTTTCAACGGCACGACCACCATTACCCTGTCGGCTGCCATGACCGTGGCGGCCAGCACTCCGTTGGCGTGGGGCATGGCTTGCCCGTCCAGCATTTCCGGTGTGTCCGCCTTTATCCAGGCGTCAATCGGTGGTGACTGGCCTTTCTACACGCAAGCCCGCGTCTGCGCTGGCGCCGGCAACGGCCCCGGTGCGGTGGTGCTGCCGTTCGCCATCGGCGCGCACTAACAGAACTAACGCGCTCCCGTGCATTGCGGGGGCGCGTATTCCTGCCCCCTCAAGCGCTCGGAGCGTGACACATGGCCGGCGTTGACCCGCTAAACCAATTCCCCAACAGTGTGATGGCTCGCGCGGTCCGCAAAGGACAGTCGCAATTCCGTTCCGTGGACAGCCCCGCTATCATCGTAGCCGGGGAACAGAACAACGTGAACATTGCCGCCGCATCTACGCTGACGGTGCCGGCGAAAGCCACGTACGCGGTCGTTACCGCGGTCGGCGGCCCGCTGTACTTCACATATGACGGCAGCGTACCGAGCCCGGCCAATTACGCGGGCGTGCTGCAAGCCGGCATGTCGTTGCCGGTTTCCGGTGCATCCATGTCAACGCTTAAGGTCATCGGGACGACCATGAGCGTGAGCTACTGGAAATAAGGGGCGCGCGATGCTTAAGAAAATCCTAACTGCGGCGGCTCTTGCTCTCGCAATCGGTGCGGCGTACGCGCAAAATGCCAACATTCCGAACGGTGGGGGCGGCAGCGGCGGCACTGTCACCTTAGGCCCGGGGTCCAGTGTTGTCGGCAAGGTCGGTATTGACCAAACCACGCCCGGCACCACAAACGGCGTGGTGGTCAACAACCCGCTTTCGACGGGCACGCCGGGCACTCCCGCCACTGACCAGGTCGTGTCGAACCAGCCCGTCAACTTGACCGTTACGGGCAACATTACGACGCAGAACCTTAACCCGAACTCGGGAACGGCCACCGCCGGTTCTACGGTCGCGTTGAACGTCTATGGGCAGTCGTCCTGCACCGTGCAGGTGACCGGGACCTATACCGGCTCTCTGTCGGGCCAATCCACAGTGGACGGCATCAACTGGATCACTTGGGGCTCCGCAACAGCTTTTTCGAAGAAAAGCTCCGGGCTCATGGGTGCTACCATCACGTCCGGTGCGGTGGACATATTCAATTTTTACCCCCAGGGCTCGACGGCGGTTCGGATAACCGCGCTCGGTGCCCAAACGGGTACGGCGGTGGTGACAATCAACTGCAGTCAGTCCCCGCTCAAAGATTATGACGTAGCACAAGGGCTTGTCGCGGACGGTTCGCAGGCATCCGGCAACCCCGTTCAAATCGGCGGCGTTGTTCGAAACACCGCGGGCGCGGCAAACTCCAGCGGCTCTATGGGCCAACTGGCTATGTCGCCGGTACGGCAGCTTATCACCAAGGATTTTTCGCCCTCCGAAACTCAGTGGGCGTACGTCGCTGCGTCGGGCGGCATCTCGAACACCACTACCGCTGTAACCATGGTGGCGGCCGGTGCGTCGGGCGTGCGAAACTTCGTAACCGGGTGCCAGATCATGTCGGAGGCACTAGGGACCGCTACCGAGTTAGCGATTAGGGACGGCGCGGCGGGCACCGTGATTTGGCGAACCAAGATCGGGACCGGCGGCATTACCGCAGGCGAAAATATCGTGTTCCCGTCGCCGCTCAAGGGGAGCGCCGCCACGTTGATGGAGGTCGTTACGTTGACCGCTTCCGGCACTGGCGCGGTGTACGTCAACTGCCAAGGGTTCCAGGCGCAGGGTGGCTAACATGCGATTGTTGACGTTCTTACTGTGCCTTCTTTGCTCTGCAGCTAACGCTGGCACGTACAACGCGCAAGCGAACAATTACATGTTCGCCACAACGCGGTTGCGTATTAACACGATTAACAACGTCGTGCCGTCGGGGAGTGAGTATTTCGCGTCCGCGGTGACGCTCGGGACGCCCGAGTACCCGATTAACAACCTAACCTGCGGATTTATGGGAACGTGGATACAGCCTGCGACCACTTCGCCGGAAGTGGTGCAAGGTAACGACACGTCCCTGGACGGCGTTTCGCTGTTGTTGAACGGCGTTTACTATCCATTTTCGCCATTCGCCACCAGTTCAACTAACTGGAATATCGCCAGCGGCGGCTACCTTTGGGTTACGGTCCACACGCCGAACCCAATCCGTCAGACCGATACCGTACAAATCATCACGACAGGCTACACCCCAACCGGCCAAAATCGTGTGGGTGCGGCACGGGTCAAGCCCTACCTCAATGAAGGCGTGCTCTATTCGTCGTCTTCGCTGGCGTCCTACCTCACCGGAGGGACAATCGGCAACGGTTTGGGCAGCGGAAATCTGCAATACGTGCCGTCCCCGGTTACTTGCGTCGCTACCGGCTGGGACGGAAGGCCGGTTCCGTTGTTGTACGGTGACAGCATATTGTACGGCAACAATGAATATATCAATTACGGCGGCCCTCGTGGCGAAACGGGTTGGCTAGAACGCGGCATGTCGAGCACCGCATACGGCGCCCGTCGGTATCCTGCGTTCAACATGGGCGTCGCGTCTTCGAAAATGGCCGACGTTCCGACAACTTCGCAGCTGCAGTTACGCGCCGCTTTCTTCGCCGCGCTGCCAAACCTGCCGTTTAACAAGGTCTATATTGAAGGCGGTACGAACGACGGTTCGAACTCGGCCGCGAATTGGGAAACCGCTTTTAACGCTGGGTGGACTTCGATTTCGGCCACGTGGCCTTCGGCTCCACTAACGCAGTTCACCATGCCGGCCAAGGTCACCGTTACCGACCAAAGCGGCTACACGACCGTTGGGGGGCAGGGCTGGACCAACAACCCGTGGTGGACGCCATCGACTGGCGCTGGCGACACGGTCAACACTTACATACTCACCACCCCGGCTCCGTTGACGGCATCCCTAGACGTACGCCCGGCTTTCTCGGGTACGAACGTGGGCGGTTCCGCAAACACGTTCCGAGAGGACATATACTCGATTAGTTGTACGATCTCGACTACTGCGGTGACGGCAGGGCAGACGTTTATCAAGAGTAGCTGTCCGTTGAATATCAACACTGCGATTGCTGTCGGGACCGGGACCGCGCAAGTCGAGCAAGCGATTGTGTCCTCTGCACCGTCAACAACGTCGTGCCCGTGTCAAAGCAGCGTCTTTGCTGCCTTCGCCAACAACCACAGCATCGGTGACACGATAAAGGAAACGCCGACTTCCGACGGCACGCACGCTTCGTCCACCGCGTACCAGCGTGCGGCCGACGAAGCTATCGGGTTTTTCAAGTCTTCGGGACGGCTGCAATGATTTCGCGGCGCGCATTGATCGGCGGGGCCGGTGCGGCGTTCGCCGGGAAAGCGGCGCGCGGCCAGATAGCCGGCCCGTATGTTGCGCCGCCAACGCTCCCGTGGCGTTCCGATAGGGTTAAGTTGGGGGTTTATTGCGGGTACGGCCGCACCAATGCGAACAACATTGCCAGCATGCAATCGTTGCTGCGCCGAACAATCCCGCTTGGCGTTGGCTTCCTTGGCTATGACGACGCCACAACTCTAAAGGTCACTGTGGGCAACGCTATCACCGGCAGCGGCGGCGCGGTGGGTGGCTACGCAGCTTTGGGGGTCGCGAACGTATCCTTAGCAGTCCCGCTGGCTGTTACTGGCGTCTCACTTGACCAGGTGACAGCTGGAGCACTCGACACGGTTTACAACGACAACACCGGGATTGGCGGCATCAACGGGATTTGTCAACAACTGGCAGCCCTGGGCTACACGGCCCCGTACATTCGTCTCGGGCACGAATTTAACGTCGGTATCGGTCTTTGGCCGTGGTACTGCGACGACACCACCGGCAGGAATGCTGCGTCGTACAATGCCGCTTTCCGGCATGTTGTCTTGAATGATATTAGGCCGGCGCTCCCCGGAGCGAAGATTGTTTGGAACCCCGCCGCTGGGAAAAACAACGTTGCGAACGTCGAAGACTACTACCCAGGTGATGACGTTGTGGACGTTATCGGCGTGGACCAGTATAACTATGGCGGGTTGGATATTGACAAGACCGACCCGATAGCGCGCTGGATGAACGAGACGTACGGCTGTCTCGGAACAGCAACCGTCGGCACTCAGTACCCGTTTCGCCTTCAGTGGGCGATTGCGTTCGCCAAGGCGCACGGAAAACAGTTCGCCATACCGGAAATGGGAACCGGCTTTCTGCCCGGCAACGCCCCATGGAACATGGGTGACGACGGTTCGGTGTACATGACCAACATACTTGGCCTTGCCAACAATCCCGCCAATAACTGCGCTTTTATTGGAATGGGTGACGTAATTTGGGGCTCGCCAGCGAACTACAATACCCGGATTAGTTTTTTCACTAGCGACCCCGGCGACTACAAACCCAACTGCAGGACTGCTATGATTACCGCGTTTTCGTAATTTCGCGGACAGTTTCAAAAGGACAGTGGCATGCGCTTCACTATCATTCGCGACACTAACACCGTGGCCGTCGATAGCTTGGCCTTTGAGGTCGATTGCAGCGCGCTACCGTTTGACGTACACGCCGTCCAGTGGGACGGTGCGCGCGGTGAAGTGGAATATAAGTTGCACCATTGCGAGCACTGCAAGGCGCGTTCGAAGAAGCCCAACGAACTGTTTACTGACCCGGCGCCGTATCAACCGCTCTTGGACGCGTGGGAGGCAAAGCGGCGCACAATGCTGGAGGAAGCAAGATTGCAAGCCGAAAGGGGGGCGGTCGGTGTCGCTTCCTGATAAAAACGTACGGTGTCCCGCGGTCGGTTTCGCGCGCTCGTGTCGCGAAATTCTGGCAGAGTGCGATTGCCCTAAGTTCGTGAGTATCAAAGGTGCGGACCCGCAGACCGGAGCTATCATAGATCGGTCGGGTTGCGTGGACAGCTTTTTGCCGTTGCTCTTGATGGAAGGCGCCCAGCAAACCAGGCAAGCCGGTGCGGCCATTGACGCCCTTCGCAATGAAATTGCGAAGACAAACGACGAAGTAAAGCAGCGTTTGCACGCGTTTTTGGGCGGACCATCTACGCTTCGCCTTCCGCACGGTTCCTGAATGAAACTTTCTCCGGGGGACATTAGTTAGTACCGATGAACTCCGAAGCGAGGTACAAACATGGCAGCAAATCACCGTGAGCACCCCGGGGTTGGAATGCATCACCACACCATTGGCGACATACTCACCTGGCCGGTCGCCGGCCTTTCCGTGCTTTCGTGGCCCTTCCTGGGGGACCTCCTAGAGCACATGCCGACACCAACGGCCCTGTATATGGTCGTTTCTGCGGGCTTTATGCTGTTCCAAATGTCTGATAAGCTGGGCTGGCTGGAGCGCTGGAAACGGCCGAAACAGGACTAAAATTGAGCCGCAGACGCGCGGCGAAACGAAGCGGGGTTCGAAATGACGCGGTTCTGCGGGCACAAGACGGGCTTTAACCCGAGTGGCAACAACATGACCGACCCGAACGAAAGCGGGCCGCCCAAGACGAAATTTGGCGGCCGTCCAGCGGTTCCGGCGGGCCAACTCAAGCGCTACCCGGGGGGCGTGGCCGAGATTTCGGACGGCAACCGGCGGCTGGCGAAGTCCAAGCACGGGGACGGCGGCGGCTCGGGTACGCGCTTCGCCACGACCGGCGGCAACGCTTTCGGCCGGGGCCGGAAGTAGAGCCATGTTCTACCGCCCGGGCGGTTCCGCGAAGCGGATCAATGCGCAATGCGACACGGTTTACGCCGACACCATCGGCGCGGCCACCGGCTGGCTGCCTGTGAACAAGGGCGACAACATCGCCGTGAACGTGTCACGGGCGGCGCTGGCTTTTCAATCCGCGGCGCAGAGCACCATCACGCCTTCGCCCGTGGCGCCCGAAGTCCAAATCCTTATGGAAATGAAGCTGTATTCCGGCGACCCCGACGCGTCGGCACGGCCCATTGACCAGTGGCAGAATATGGTTGTCGCGACGCACCGCGCCGCCAACCGCACGGGCTGGGTACGGCTGCGTATTGTGAACATCAACAACGGTGACGGAACCGGGGTTGTTATGGACTTACTGGTTAACCGTACAGGGGACAGCGGGGCGGGGGTCTAGGTGTCAGGCTTCGACAACGGCACGACGCAGGGCGGGGTTTTCTTCCAGGCAAAGCAATTCGGTTCGATATTGCGGGGCTTCGGCCCGCCTGTGCCACCGGCCGGCGTTGTCGGTGACGTGTACATTGATGTACAGACGTGGTTCTTGTACAACAAACGCGGCGTTGACGGCGTGGACCCGTGGGGGCATTACCTCTTTCAAGTGCCCGCTGCCTATCAAACGCAACTCAAGTGGTTTAGTTCCGCCGCACCGGACGACAGTATCGGGGTGCCTGGTGACTACTGCCTGCTATGGGGCGGTTGGGCAAATTACGGCGTACAGCCGTCCGTCTATGGTCCGAAGACCGCCAACAATAAGTGGCCCGAGAACGGCGACGGGGGCACGCTTCCTATCGCAGCCGCGGGCGCCGGCTTCGTCACGCCCGTTGGGTTGAGCGGCGAGGGCGCCGCGATTGCGGACAGTCCTTCGACGCAGCTTATCGTTGTCGGGTTGCTTGACGAGTATATTTTGCCTATTCCGGTTTCGGCCGGCGCGGGCGACCCGGTAGCGCAACAGGGCCTGCAGTCCGGTCCCGTCGCAATTACCGTCAATGTTAATCCGATATACAGCGCGCAAGATACGCACGGGGTTTGACAGTGTCGGGTTTTGACAATGGCACGTTTCAGGGTGGGGCGTACGCGCAAACAAAACAGTTTGGCGCGATTGTACGCGGCTATGGTCCACCAGCCCCGCAAGCCGGCGTGCTCGGTGACTTCTACGTGGACGCGCAAACTTTCGAGTTGTACACCCGACGCGGCACGGGGTTAGACCCGTGGGGCCACTCACTGTACGTCCTGCCCGCGGCGTATCAAACGCGGCTCAAGTGGTTTTCATCTTCGGCGCCGTCGAACGACATCGGCATTGACGGTGACTACTGCCTGCTATCCGGTGGCTACCCAAACTACGGCGTACAGCCTTCGATTTACGGCCCGAAGGCGGCCGGTGCGTGGCCCGCCAACCCCGCTAACATTGCGGTCCTTCAAAACCCGCTAATGACAGCGGAGGACACGCATGGTGTATAATCCGGTTACCGATTTCCTTGGGCTGTGGCGCTCGGGTGGCGGTCAGGTTTCTAAGCTGGAAATGCCCGGCCTGGACTACATGGTACAGGCGTTGGCGCGTGCCGGCCTTATTACGCTGTCCGTGAGCGCAACCGCCCCCGTTGCTAATCAGTCAATTACGGCGTGGCTGCAGACAGCCGTTCCGAGCTATTCGGCCGAAGGCGTCTTGCATCTGTGGGACCCTGCGGCAGCGGCGTACGCTGCCGCGTCCCCGGCGTTGCTCTTGCGCATGCTGGAGGCGTGCGCGGGGCAGAACGGCGCCTCGTGGTTTACCGTGACCGGCGGAGCCCCGGCCAACATCGTTGGCAACAATGGTGACTTCGCCATCCGTACGGACGAACCGGGCGGTATTTACGGTCCGAAGACAGCCGGCGCGTGGCCTGTCAGTCCCATACCGGGCACCACCGATATTATCGGCAGCACGCAACTGGATCAGACCTTTGGGGGCGCCGAAGGCACTTTGATAGTGCGTGGTCCCGCCGTGTGGGAGGGGCTGCCTGTCGGCGCGGACGGTCAGTTGTTGTACGCCATCGGCGCGCTGCCGGCGTGGATAGGGCTTTCTCCGCTCATAGATAGTTTATTCGGCAGCGTCCAGGGTTCCTTTCTGTACCGCGGGGCCACGGATTGGGAGGTGCTGGCGCCGGGTGCGGCCAGCCAAATCCTAATAACCAACGGTCCTGGTGCGGACCCCCAATGGGGGCCGCGTACGGCTGAATTTCCTTCCGGCACGGTCATGCTGTTTCAACAGACAGCCGCGCCGCCGGGCTGGACAAAGAACGTGACGTTTAACGACTACGCTTTGCGCGTCACGTCGGGGGTTGTGGGCAGCGTTGCGGGTTCGGCGTTTTCCAGCGTCTTCGCACAAACTGCGGTCGGCAGCACGACGTTGGACGTGACGCAAATCCCGCCGCACCATCATACTTATCAATACTACAGCGGCAGCGTGCACCAAGACGGTACGCAGTCGTTCACGGTGCAAACTGCGCTTGCGGCAAACGTCACCGGGGACACCGGGGGCGGGCTGTCGCACACGCACTCCGTTAATCTTACGTTGTCGTACGTTGACGTTATCATAGCAACAAAGAATTGAACATGGCGTACAACTTCGTCACGGATTTTATGGCTTTGGTGCGCAACACTGCGGGCGGGGCTCGCACGGTGCGAGCGCCTACGCTTGACGTGGTGATTGCAACGCTTGCCCGGGCAAACATGTTTGCCCTGTACGTCGGCGCAACTGCACCGACAGCCAATCAAGCCACAACGGTATGGCTGAAGCCGGCCACGCAATCGTGGTCTGCCGAAGGCGTCGTGTACCTTTGGAACGCTGCCGATGCACAGTACGAACTCGCGACCCCGAAACTATTTTCCGCATTGATAGCGGCACAGGGGGTTTAAGGCATGTACAACCCCATAACTGACTTTCTCGCCCTACTGCGGAACGTTAATAACCAGGCTACCGTTTCGCAAGTGCCGGGGCTCGACTTCGTCATTTCCGCGATGGCGCGAGCCGGCATGTTCAATCTGTACGTCGGGCAGACGGCGCCAATCGTCAACCAGGCGACAACGGTGTGGTTGAAACCATCGGTGCCGTCGTGGGTTGCCGAAGGCGTCGTGTACCTGTGGAACGCTGCCGATGCACAGTACGAGGTAGCCACGCCAGCGCTGTGGGACGCGGTCTTACTCGCATCCGTTAGCGGCCAATTTCAATTAGTCACCGGGAACACGGCGACTGTTGACGCAGACACGACCTTGATTGCGATTGAGCGCTCAAATCCTGCGGCGACTACGTTGACGTTGCCCCCGGTGGCCGACAAGAGCAAACCACTGCAGGTTGTCGATTGGTCTTCCAACGTGGTTGCGCACCAAATTACGTTGGTGCCAGATGGCACAGAAAAAATCATGCGCCTTTCGACGTTCCGGCTTTTCTCTACACCGGATCAGTTGGCAGGCGTCACTTTGTATCCTTCGACTGATTTGGCCGGGTGGGTGATTGCGCCATGAAAATGTTTCGTCTTTTTGTCGCGCTTGCTGCGCTCGCTTCTATCTCGCCCGCATTTTCACAGTGGCAGACGCCATTGTATTCCGTGCCAATCGGGCGCGGCAGCGGCGCTACTGGTTTCGATAGCGTTCCGGCAGGCACGAGCGGCCTTCCTTTGGCCGCGAACGGTCCATCTGCGAAACCATCCTACCAGGCGTTGCCGATAGGCGGCCCCGGGATTAGCGGTCTTGCCGGTGGCGTGGCTACTTTTCTAGGGGCGCCCACGAGTGCCAATCTTCGCGCGGCCGTGACCGACGAAACAGGCACGGGCGTACTCGTTTTCAGCAACAGCCCGGCGCTGACCGGCGTACCAACCGCACCCACTGCGCTGCCGGGGACCAATACTACGCAGATTGCAACCACGGCTTTTGTCCAGGCCACACTAACCCCGTGTACGTCTTTGGGCGCCTTCCTCGTGGGCACGGGCTCCGTCGTTCAATGCTCCAATATCACCGGGACACAGGCCACCGTAACCGGCACTTTCAACGTCACGGGTGAGCAAACCTACTCCGTCAGCCCGACCGGAAATCCGACCGGCGGCCCGGTGCTCACGACCTATGCATCGTTGAATGCACAGGGCACGACTATTAAGCCCAACAATCGGGAGTTCCTTGCCAACATAGGTCTTAACTCCACCACTGGCAGCGGGATAATTGACACTGTCAATGATGGCAAAGTGGCGCTTTACGTCGGTATCGTCGGTAACGCCGGGACAGGTTCGATATGGGCAATAAACCCGTTGATAACCATGATGCCCGGCAGTGGTTCGACGTACAACGCGCAGACTATCGAAATTGATTTTAACAACTTGAATGCGGACCGCGGCGCCGCCGACGGCGCGGCCGGGCTGGTGCCCCCAGCTGCCTACGGGCTCGCGATTTCCGGTGCTTCCACGTTCGGCAGTATCGCGGCGATCTCCATTAACGGGTCATCGGTGCAGTGGCACCGCGGCATTTCGATTGCGGCTGGCGTCACCGATAGCTCGTACCAGGACGTTACGAGTTCAACCATTTCCTTGGACGTGCGCGGTACGCACACGTACGGCTTGGACTTGAAGAACGGTACGTTCGCCTACCCAATTCGGTTGGCCAATCAAACTTCTATCGCTTGGCGCAACCCCGGTGACAGTGCCGACCAGCCAATCCTCACTCTCGATAGCAACAACAACGTTCTGTATGCCGCCACTGGTTTTGCGGGTTCGCATTTTTGGTATGGGGCGAACGTAGCGCCTGCAACCGACGGTGTCACGGCCTTGGGAGGCGCCACCAATCGGTGGACGACAGTTCACGCGAAGGGCTTGAAGCTGTACGGCGCCACCAGCGGCAACGTCAACCAGGTAACTCAGGCGGTAGCCGGTACACCCACTATCACGTGGGGCAACGCGTCGGGCACGCCCGCGGTGACTGTATCCGCACCGCTCGCGCTAAGCACCACCACCGGCAATCTGACCATCACGGGCGCGGCCGGTCAGGTGCTGGCTGGGGCAACCCCGGCGTTCACGGCCACTCCCACGCTGGGCGTGGCGGGGTCGGCTATCGGCACACTGGCGCTCGCCGGCAACACTTCCGGTACAGTGACCATCACCCCGCAGGCGGCAGCTGGCACGGCTACTTTCACGCTGCCCAACGCATCCGGCACGCCTGCAATTTCGGTCCCGAGCCCGCTGTCGCTTAGTGCCGTTACTGGCGCGGTCACGTGGGCAGGGTTGACCATTGGCGACATACTCTACGCCGACACCACTACGAGCATGGCAAAACTTGCCGATGTTGCGACGGGCAACGCCCTGATTTCGGGCGGCGTTGGTGTGGCGCCGTCGTGGGGTAAGATTGGGATTTCCACGCACGTTTCGGGGCTGGGTACGGGTGTCGCAACTTTCTTGGGGACGCCATCATCGGCAAATCTCGCCGCGGCAGTCACGGACGAAACTGGTAGTGGCGCTTTGGTCTTCGCAACCGCGCCCACGTTCACCACGTCAATAACGGGAACGGTGTCGGGAACGTACTTCTCTCAAACGATTGGCCGCTCGGACCACCCGGGCTCGCCTCCGTACTTTAATGCGGTGGCTAACTATCAGGGGGCCAACTCGGCCGGCTCCCCCATTCCCTACCAGCAAATTACTAACGTGGTCGATGTTGAGACGGCCGGGGCTGAAAGCGGCCACACTTGTTTTGCAACCTACCAAGCCGGTGTTGTTGGAAATCGGTTTTGTTTCGGCGCGGGCGTAGCCGTGGGGAACATATTGACGCCCGGCTCGGGGTCGTTGCTCGCGGCTGCCTCAATTAAATCACAGGGCGCGACGGACGGCATTGGATACGCCACAGGTGCAGGCGGTACGGTTACGCAGGCGACCAGCAAAGCAACGGCAGTTACGCTTAACACTGTGACCGGCACTATAACCTTGAACAACGCCGCGCTGGCTGCGGCCACCATCGTTTCATTCACATTGAACGATAGCGCCATTGCCTCTACGGACTACATTGGCACGGCGCACGAAAGCGGCGGCACCACGGGGGCCTACAGCATTAATTGCAGAGCTACAGGTGCGGGGACGGCCGCTTGCGACGTGCGCAACAACACCGCGGGTTCGCTATCGGAAGCCATCGTAATTCGGTTTTGGGTGCATAAATCGGTTAACTCGTGGCTTTTGGATGGCGACACGCCGGCCAATGACAACGCCCTACTTGACGGTGTACGGAAGTATGCGTAAACGTACGCGCTCCGTTAACCCCGTCGAGGACCAATCAATGCGCGCTGTTATCTTCGCTCTCGCGTTTCTCACTCTAGCCGCCCCCGCTTCCGCCGCGGACGCACCGTCGCTGACTGTCGAGCAAGTTATCCAAATCGGCAACGGTATCGCCGCTTTGGATGGTTACGACAAGATTGTGAAGGACGGCGCCAGCGAAAAGTCGGTGCACGTGCCCTATCAATTCGGTGGCGGTCTGCGATTGCTTCTGGCGTCCGACCTTGACAAAGCCCGGACCGTAATTAAGCGCTACCAGGATGCCGTACAGGCGCTATTCAGCGCCATGCAAAAGGACGGCAAAATACCCGACGCGTCGCTGGCACAGTACACGGCAGAACAGCGCAAGATGCTAGACCAGCCCGCCGATGTACAACTAGCGCGCATTAAAGCCGATGAACTGAAGCTGTCGGAAAACCCTATCCCTTCGTCGGTGCTATCAAATCTCGTGCCAATTTTGGATCAGTAGGCATGAATTTTTACGACACGGTATTGCGCAATTCAAAGGCGTTCCGCTCGGACGCTGTCTGCAAGGACCCGGCCATGCTTGAGCCGGGCACCCGCGCCGCCGTGCTCGCGTTGCTGGCCGACGCTCACGCTTCGGGCGTTGATCTCCGGTTGCTCGAAACCTACCGGAGCCAAACACGTCAGAGCGCGCTATTCGCGCGCCGCGCAACACAGCTACGCGTCGTTGGCTGCCACGGCTACGGCGTGGCAGCGGACTTCGGGGTGTTCATCGGCGGGGCTTACCAGGGCTCCGACAAGCCGTATGCGTTCCTGCGGACGCTCGCTCGTAAGCACGGCCTGATTTCGGGCATTGATTGGGGCCACCCGCACTCGACCGGCTTCGTTGACAGCGGGCATGTGCAGCGCGTGCCGGTGTGGCGGCAAAATGCTATGTTCGGTAGCGCTTGGTATCCACAGGAAAAATATGACCCTTACGAAGACAGCCGGCTACACGGGCATGCGGACGTAGTGTCGAAGGTCTAGCCGTTGGCGCCGCCTGTACCGCGGTAGGCCCCGGAGTGGTCGTTTTTTCCGAAGTCCTCTAAATCTTTTTCGAACTCTGCTAGGTCACTAACGGCCGCGTCTAGCTCGGCATGTTTCGCAGCGAAGATGCTTTCTCGGCTCTTGTGGACCGTCTGCACGCGATTGACGTAGTCCGCCACGTCTTTCTCTACAGCGTTTTCGAGCGCTGTACGGGCGTCCACGGCTCGTTTGAGAGTATTACTAAGGCGCCCCATTCGAAGCCTCTTGCGTCGTGCCTTGGTGCGAGCGGTTAATTCGTCCAGCGTGAACGTACGGGGCGGGAACCCCGGGGGCCGCAAGATGAACCGCATTCGAAACCCCCTTGCGGGGCCGGCAAGTGGGCCAGCCGGCCCCGCGCTCAACAACCTGGAGGGTGCCACTGCGTATTCAGCGGCGGCGCACGTATGACATAATTTGCGCTTTGCGTCAACGGATGGTAAAATGCTGGAGCAAAATCAATGGAGCGCTCCCGATGTTACCGAACGCCATGCAAACTCAAAACTCAACCGCCGTGCTCGTGGGCATCGGCGCCGGCTTCGCCGCGGGCCACGGCTGGCTTGGGCTCGATAACGGCAGTTGGACCACCATTTTCTCCGGTCTAGCGCTCTTGCTGCCCGTGCTGTGGCCCGTGCTGGCCAACAATGCGAAGGCGCTGAAAAACCAGGTCGGCAAGCTGGGCGCCGTAGTGGTCACCGATAAGGCCACCGCCGACGCGCTGCCAAACAACCCCAACGTAATTGCGGCCAGCGCGTCTGTGGCCGCGGCTGTGGAGAAGGCCGGCGCCACGTCCCCGGCTATCCAATGAACTTACTCGCCTTTGGGCTCGGGCTGGCTGGGATGCCCGAGCCGACAATCCAAGAGTTGAACAAGCAACTCCCCGCGCTCGAACGGCTGGCTGCGCTGGCAAAAGAAGCGGAGCCATTGCTTGTCCAGCTTACGCCGTACGCCAACCGAGCCGTGCCCGACATTGTCGCGGTTACCCCGCTTATTCAACAGTTGATAGCTTTCGCTAAGTCGAAACAGGGTTAGCATGTTTCCGTGGGAGAAGCCCGTACCGCTCGACCGCGAAAGCATGCGTACGAGATTGCGGGACTTCGAACGCTATCGCGAGTTTCTGCGCATCCGACCGCGTACGGGCGGCGAGCGTATTCCTTTCGTCCTCAACAACGCGCAAACAGTCCTCCACGAGCGCATAGAAGCCGAGCGAAAAGAGTTCGGCATGGTGCGGGCTCTTATCCCCAAGGCACGCCGTATGGGCGTGAGCACGTACGTTGGTAGCCGATATTTCCACCGGACGGCGACAGAGTTTGGCCGCCGTGCACAGGTGGTTGCCCACCGCACGGACAGCGCTACGAACCTGCACCGCGAAATCAAGGAATTTTACAACGGTTTGCCGCTGCCGTTGCGGCCGTCCGTCAGCTTGTCGAATGCTAGAGAGTTGATTTTCGACAAACTCAAGTCGTTGTACAAGGTAGCTTCCGCAGAAGGCGGCGACATTGGCCGTTCGGACGACTTTCATTTGTTGCACCTCTCGGAAGCGGCGTTCTTTGACAACACGGAAGACCTGTCATCGGGCCTACTGAAGACGGTGCTAGGGCTCCCCGGCACTGAAATAGCTATGGAGAGCACCGGCAACGGACAGTCGGGCATGTTCTACAACATGTGTGAGCAAGCCTACCGCGATCAAAATAAGGGCGAATGGCGCATCCACTTCCTGCCGTGGCACTTGATGCCAGAATACCGTACCGAAGTTCCGCAGGGCTGGAAGGCGCCGCGCGATTTTGAGGAATACGCCAAGCTGCACGGCTTGGACCGCGAGCAACTATATTGGTTCTGGAAAGAAAACTACACCACGGCCGTAATGAACGGCGGCCAGCCCGAAACCATCCACCGGCTCACGCGACAGGAATTTCCGGCCATATATAGCGAATGCTTTATGGCCGACAGCACGCTAGACTTTTTCCCGGCATCCATTGTCGCGGCGGCCATGGCGCGGCAGCCGACGCCCTCCGCAGGCGCGCTGAAACTGCTTTGCGTGGACCCTGCAGGCGACGGCCAAGACAAGCCTTTCGTGGGCGACCGTCAAGGCTCTGCGCTCGGGGCGCGCGTGTGGGGTGAACTCACGAGCCGGGACTTTAACGTACAAGCTGACTGGCTTGTAGCCGCCTTTGATCGTTTTAACATGGACGCTATTGTTATAGATGCCACGGGCGGCGGCAAAGGACTAGTGGACGCCTGCAGGCTCCGCATGCGCAAGTACGGCCCCGAAAAAGTTGTTCCCGTCGTTTTCTCGTGGGGCGCCGTCAATGAAGTCCTGTACGGCAACCGGCGAGCGGAGTTGCACGACAAGGCGCAAAGGTGGCTGCAAGGGGGCGTCTCGATACCGAACGACAAAGCGCTGCAAGAGGAAGCCGCGGCCTATAAGTGGGGCACTGGTGGGTGCCGTCGTGACGAAAAGGGCCGGCTGTTCATGACGCCAAAAGAGAAGATCAAAAAGGAACTTGGGCGCTCGCCCGATAAGCTGGACGTGCTGGCCGTCTCTATGGCGTTAGACGGTTAGGTAACTGCAGGGTTATTGTTAGCCCCGGCATTAGGTCTTCTACGAACGCCCGTTCCTCGTTAACCGCCGTCTTCAGGTACTCCACAGCTGCCTTTCGCATATCTTCGGTAATAGGGCCGTTCTCCGAGCGTAAAATTACTTTTGCAAGTTCGATAGCGTACGTGCGCGGCATCGGCAGTCCCGTACCTGTGTTGACACGTACGAACACGTACGCTATCACAATGCGGATTTCAACTGCAAAAACGGAGCGCCCATGAGCGAAGGAATTGAAACGACCGCCGAACCCCCGAGCCCGGCAAAGAAGGTGGCCAAGAAAAAGAAGCTGACAAAGAAAACAGCCAAGCCGGCGGCCAAGAAAAAGAAGAAAGCCGCGAGCCCGGCAAAGAAGGTCGCCAAAAAGAAGCCGGCGAAAAAAGCAGCCAAGAAGGTTGTTAAGCCGAAAGTCCGCACCGAACGGCTCGACATGCGGATAACGAAGGAAGACAAGCGCAAACTCGAAGCGCTGGCCAAGAAGCAACGACGCACCGTTACTTCGGTGGCCCTGGAAGCCATCGAAAAGTTTAAGGGCTGACAACAGAAAACCCCGAGCCTTAGCCCGGGGTTTTCATTTTCCGACAGGTATTTGCTTTTAGAACTTCAGCCGTACGGTTCCGAGAACTGCGTCCGCGAACGGTTGGATACTTCCCACGGGGCTGGCGCCGACGAGCAAGCCGGTGTCGCTGTGTTTCCATTCTACGGAAGTATCGACAAGCCATCCGTTGCTCGCCCGGAACAGCGCCCCGACACCGGCACCGTACGAGAACAACCACGATTTGCCGGTAGCCGTCCCCAGCTTGGCCGAAACGTCGTCCTCAAAAGTCGCCGCGAAAACGTAGTAGTTGGCCGGCGAGAACGTGATATTCGGCAGCGTCGGTACGCTCGGCATGGCCACCCCGCTCAACCCTGGTAGCAAGCTGGCGAACTGTGCAACGACGGCCTGCGAGGCTCCTACGGCGAAGCGTTGTTCCATGCCGAAGGCTGCCGAGAGCGAAAGACCGGCACCGGAGCCCTGAAGGGCCTGGGCGTTGAAATTATGTTCAACGAACCAAAAACCGCCTGTGCCGAGCGTGCCGGTGTAGCCGAAGTCCAAGCCGAACTTGCCACCGATAAGGTTGCCGGATGGCAGGCCGCCGGTTGAACTGGTAGTGCCCCCGAGCCCCGATGCTGATAGCCCCCAAAAGAAGCCGTTTCCTGTCGGGTACGTGAGATAAGCCGGGGCCTTGGTGTACAGGTCCGCCGCCGACGCGGGAGAGAACAGCGCAACGGCAGCCGTGAGCGCAAAAAGTAATTTACGAATAAACATATTAGCTCCGTACGGACGCCCGGTTAGTAGGGGTAGCCTCGCACGGCGCCCTTTTTCGGCGGGTTCTTGGCGTCCTTCAAGTCCGCGTGAGCGCTATGCAGACGTGCCTTGGCGTGAAACGTCTCGGCAAGTTTACGGTGTTCCGCCGCCGACATTCCACCTTTGGATTTATCGCTTGTGCCCTTGGCGCTCGATTTTTTGGCCGTGTGGTTTCCCCGTCACAGGTGGGTTAAGTGCGAATGCGCCACGGCGCCCCTTCGCGGGTCAAGAACGTGCCGTCTTTCATGTCCACGTTGCCGGTGTACTTGCCCGACAAGTCTTTGTTCTTCGGGTCCATGCCGGCGTACAGGCTCTGCAGTTGCAGCCGCTTTTGCTTTTCAATGTGCGCGGTAACCGCCTTCGGACGGGCACACAGAATGGGCCGGAATGCCTTGCCGTCCTTGTCGGTTCCGGCTACCAGGCCGGTGAACAACTGGCACAGTTCGGGGTCGGTGACTTCCTTCCACCCTTTGTTGTGCGCGTCCGCGATCTCTTGCGGAATGCTGTTGATAATTCGGAAATCGTGTTCCGCGTAGCGCTCCCGGTTGGGGACGTACAGCTTGAGCGGCCGGTCCAAGACCAGTTGCTTGATTATGCTGTCAATGTCCTGCGCTTCCGAAAACGGGGAGAGTGCGGCCACAGCATCACCCGGCCCGGGGGCTTCCGGCATGACGGCGGGCGGGTTCGGAACTAAGTGCTCGGGCAGATCGGCGCCGGGAAACGGGGTGCTGTTCATGAGCTTACTTCTTTCCTTTGCGTTGGTGTGCAGCATAGTGGCTGTCGAGCGCGCGGGTGACAAAAGCCTCCCGCTTCGCTTTGTTGCCTTCTCCGGTGCCGGCGAACTTGTCCGCCGTACGGTTGATCTCGCGTTGCACGTCGGCGGGGGCATCTGAAAGCTTCGTCCACGGCCCCGTGGTGCGGCGCGTGGTGCCGCGTACCGTAGCCTCGCCCTCGCCGGGTCCGTCTGTCTTTTTTGTCTTCGTTGCGCTGCGGGCTGGCTGGCCGTCTTCGTCCCCGCCGTCTTCGCCTTCCGCGTCCCCGCCGTCTTCGCCTTCCTCGCCCTTGGGCGCCGGCTTCGCAAACTTCGCTTCCACGGCCTTAATCAAGGTGGCGGCGAAATCCGCAGCGGTGGCGAATTTTTTGGGGTCCATGGTCTTGCCGAACTCCATAGCGAGCGCGGATTTTTCCGGGTCCACTCCGAACCATTCCGCCTTGCCGAGTTCGGCCCTGATAGCTTCCTGCCCGTACGGCGGTGCCGTGGGGGCGGAGGCGACGGCGAGCGCGGCGATTTTGTCCGTGACTTTCTTCGCCGCTTCGGTGTCGCCATTGGTTACAGCTTCGGCTAACTCGCGCTCAAGACCGGCTTTGGCTTGCTCGCGCATCATTATGTTAAGGTCCACTGTACGCCTCCTAGGTGCTGCGTTTGGCGTCGAAATCAAAGCCCGGTACTGGACCCGTCGGCGGCTTGTAGTCGAAGCTTGTCTGCCCCGGGTCGTCGTTGTCCGTCCACAGTAATTCGTCGGGGTGTGGCATGTGGGCGGCCGGGATGATAGCCAGCACGTCATTGAAACTGGACACGTAACGGTAGCCGCTATTTGCCACCAGTTTGCCGCCCTGTACCATCGTGCCGGCGAACGGGCGTATCACTACCCAATCCCCGATTTCGGCATCTTGGCGCGAGAGCCCGCTTCCATCTTTGTACTGGAAGGCGAGGGGTCCCATGGAGACAATGCGCCCGGCCATGACATTGTGTTGCATCAAATCCCGTACAACGTCGGGGACGTGGAATTTCACCTTGTCTCCGACCGTCTTGGGCGGTAGCGGCAGCCGTATAACGACCATGTCGCGGGTCGGACGAACGAACTCGTGCGGGATTTGAAAATCGTGTACGCCGATGGACATTGTTTATTTATCTCCGGTTGGCAGTTCTTCAAAGATTTTCTTTAGGTGGTCGATTGGCAAGGAAAGCAATTCTGCGATTTGGTTGATGCCGGCTGCCTTACCCTGCGAGAGGGGGTCCGCCGGGACCTGGGCTGCCAGATACTGGCGCACCCAGCCCGCCCGTTGGTTGTGCAGATAGGCCCGGAGGGCCGCCGTTTCCGGGCTGTTGAGCCATTCCGTTAAGTTCGTTACCCGCACTGCCTGCCTCCTGCATCATGCTCTGTACGGCTTGTTCAAGCTGGGCCATTTGCAAAAGTGCCGCGCGTTGATCCAACATACCGCCGCCCGCGTCAACCATATTTTTAAGCGCGGCTGTGAGTTGCTGTGCAACAGCGCCAATCACCTTAATGCTTTCCGTACGCTGTTTCATGATGCCAAGCGCGCCCTGCATCTTCTCCCACGGGGACGCTTGCGGATCAGGCGGCGTACCTAGCAACTTCTCCGGGTTCGGCAGCCGCAGAACCTGGTACAGCCGCATGCGAACTTCTTTCCAGTTCGACAGCGGGTCTTTCATCAACTCCATATAGATGCCGGCCAAAGCGCTGCGCTGCATTTCGGTGGCCATCTGCGGATCAGCGGTCACGGCGATGCCGTCTGCCGTAGTCGCTTGCACGCCATCCGGCAGCATGTCGTACATGTCTGCCATCTGGATAAAGTTACGAACTTCCATGGTCAAAGACGTGACCATGCGACGGTGTACGGCCGATTGAACTTGAGAACCCGTGTCAATAATGCCCTTGGCCAGCGTAGCGGTCATGGACGCTGGGGCGTTCTGCATCAAATTCAGCGTGCCAGCCAAACGGTCCCCGAGCGTCAGCATTTTTTCGAGCACTGACACAGAACCCGGCGACACCGTCTTAGTGGGGAACGGAACGAAACGGTTCGCCAGCGGGGCTCCGTCAGTTGGCAACGACGTAACCCGGTTGTTCTGCAACTCTACCTTTTCCGGCATGCCGAAGCCACCGCCGGCAAACACGCCGCCGTTTTCACCTTCGTTTTTGGCGGTGTTGGCGATTGACGCTAAAAGGTTGTCCGCGGTGCTTTCGGTGCGGTCCAGAAGATGCCCGAAACCGATAGGGAAGAAACCGCCCTTCGGGTCGGGGAGGAAGCGGTACGGATAGAAACGGCACGCCGGATTGAACACCAGCATGTTGTCGTTGTTGACAACGGTTTTGCGGGACCACCGCGGCCGTATGCGTACCACTTCCATTTCGTCATCGCGCGAAATGGTGAACGTCCACGGCTCCGCTATCTCGTCTCCGTCAAGGTCTAGCCACGCGTCGCATTCGTAGAACTTTTTGGGGGCCTGCGGGTCTTGTTCGTCGTACTTCGGTTCGTAGTCAATCCACTTACTGCGTTGAATGGAGCGGTCAATCTCGTACGGGTAGCGCTCGAATTGGTGCGTGATACGCGGGGCGCGTTCGGCCGACCGTACGTTAGCATTTATGATAACTTCCTCGCACGTGAGGAAGTGCGAATGAAATACGCGGTCCATGTCGTCAAAATCTCGCTTGCGCCAAGCAAGACCCGTAACGGACATGTGTACGGTCAGCGGGTCGGTGTCCAGCGCCCAATTCGGGTCTTTGGTTCGTAGCTGGCTGGATGCCCACTTAGCGAGAGCCGCGGCGCCTTCGTCGTCTTCGCTCGCTTTGACTAAGTCAGGCTCGCCTAGCAGGGCGTCAGTGGCGCGGGCGGAAAACTGAATGACGGCGGAGAGCACCATTTCCGTGGACGGCGGGGGTTCTTCGTTGGACCCTTCGGCTTCGCTCGTGGCCGGTTGCGCGTTGGGCTCCCGTTCCAGTTTGTCCAGGTATCCCCGGGCTTTGCCGAGCCACGGGTCCATGCTGGTTTCGTCAACTTTAATCAATTCCACAAGGTCTTGCGCGAGCGTACGCCGTTCGTCCTTGCTCAACTTCGCCGCTATGTTGCCGAAGGTTTCGGGGGCGTTGAGGTTTAGTTTCAATACGGGAAGGTCGCGCATGGTGCCCCTTGTATGACAATATAGGGTGTATGACAAGAGCCGACGATACCACAATTTGACGAAAAACGCCTCTGTGTGCTAAATATGACGGCGGTTCGCAATTCGCCGGCCTGCAGCGCCGGGGCGCCACAACAGGGGTTTAAGCAAATGCAGGTCATCGACCGTAGTTTACAGCCGTCGCAATACTGGCCGGGGTTGTACGCCCTCTTTGGTATGGACTATGAACGGCTCGCGCCGGTCTATCCACAGTTTTTCAGCACCAAGCCTTCGGAAAAGGCGTTTGAGGAATTTATGACGGAGCGCGCCGGGCTCGGGCTCGCCGTGCAACAGCCGGAACTAGCGCCGGTTGAGTTCGACGTACCGAACGAAGGCTACCGCACCCAGGTTACCCATGCGTCGTACGGGTTGGCCGTCGCTATTTCGCGTGAAGCGAAGGACGACAATCTCTACGAGGACGTGGGCTCGCGCATGATGAAAGAACTTGCTTTCAGCGCGCGGCAGACGGAGGAATACATTGCCCACGCTCCGTTGCAGGTTGCCAATGACGCGGTGAACGGCCTGCGGGCTGACGGCGTGCCGTTGATCTCGGCCAGCCACCCCACCGCTTCGGGTCTGCAGTCCAACCAGCTGGTGGCCGCCAACGTCTCGGAACTGGCTTTCGAGAATGCGGTTATCCAGATTTCCTACACCCGGAACGGGCGTGGGTTTGTCATCAACGTGCTGCCGAAGCGTGTTATTCTGTCGCCCGAGAGCGGCCCGGAAACCCGGCGTATTCTCGGCTCGCCATTGCAATGGAATGCGCAGACCAACAATATCAACGTACTGCGTTCCACTGGCGCGCTGCCGGAAGTGGTCGAAACCCCCTACCTGGTGGACAAGGACGCGTACTTTATCCAGACCAGTGAGCAGGACAAAGACAACGGCCAAGGCTTCACGTTTTGGGAGCGTTCCGCGGTAGAAACCCGCGAGGACAGCAACTGGAGCAACCAGGCTTCCTTAATCGCCCTGTGGTTCCGCTGCGCAGCGTCCGTTGTGGACTTCCGTACGGTGTTCGGCTCGCCGGGCGCTGGCTAGTAGCCTTAGTTTCCTCCCAAGACTTGGGGGCCGTTGGTTTACACCAGCGGCCCCCTTTTTATGCAACGGCTGGAAGCCTTGTACGGTAACAATGAAGGTCGAACCCCGGCCGCAGGCTTCCTTTCTGTTCGCGTCCCCGCCGCACACTCCGACGCTAGAAGACCCGGAGCCGACACGAGGGCTAGTCTAAGCCGCTCGCGTCATCGGTGGCAAATTTTCCGGCGGCGCCTTTAACTCGGCTTTGGGGTCCAGCCGGGCTTCGCGCGGCCGACGCCAATCAATCACGGACAGAAGCGCGCGGCCCGCGTCTTCGGCCTTTGGGCGGGGGCCGACCGCACGAGCGGCCATGTCGATACGCGGCCAGCCCAGGTCGGCCAACCGGCGGCCGTGCTCGCGCAAATTGGGGTAGTTGTGAACAAGCCACACAAACCCCAACGTCGCGTGCTCGGTTACCAAAGCGTTCGGGGGCGCTAGTTCCGCTATCATGGACAACGCTGTGTTGAGTTCGTCAGGGGGCACCGGGGTAGCGCGTTTGGCGTAGCTCGGGGAGCCGTGGCCGGTAAGCGATTTCAGAGCCCCGATGCATGCCAGCTTCGGCACGTCGAACTCTTGTTTCGAACTATTGGCATCTACGATGGCGAGCCCGGCACCGGCCACCAATCGGCTAAGTGCGATGGCGTCTTCGTCCCCCGCGGCCACTTCAGCCATGAAAAGCATTCCCTGCGGTACTTTCCGAATGCGGGTATTGCAGGTCAGGAAAATCTCAATCTC